ATTGTTACCCCTGCTAATAATAGGAGGTATGATAATGTAAAAAAAATTGAGGGCTTGGAAATAATACTAGAAGCCTCTGAAGAATCAGCTTCCTTTTCAAATCGTGAAGCTGTTGTATTAAGTACACCTATTAATTATACCGGACCTGTAGTAGAAGGAGACACGCTTCTAGTTCATCACAATGTTTTTAAATATTACAATGACATGCATGGAAGAAGGCAAAGTGGAAAGAGTTTTTTTAAAGACAATAAGTTTTTTATTGACGAGACTCAATACTATATGTACAAAAATAATTCAAAGTGGTATGCTGTAGAACCTTTTTGTTTTGTTGCTCCACTACCTGCTACAGAAACATATATATACAAGCCTTTTTCTAACGAACCTTTAATGGGAATTATGGAATACACATGTTCTTCTATAGAAAAGCATGGGATTAAGAAGGGAGATATTGTTACGTTTACGCCTGATTCAGAATATGAATTTAGATTTAACGAGCAGAAACTATACAGAATTAGGTCTAAAAATATTATTGCATATGAACCTACAAGAAACTAAGTTAAAAATAATTCAAGCAGGTTATAGAGCTGTAGAACAACTTATTAAAGTTGCTAAAGAAGATATCATAAAGCATAATCCTGAAGACGACCTGTCAGCAGATAGATTAAAAAATGCAGCTGCTACTAAGAAATTATGCATCATGGATGCTTTTGAGATACTAAATAAAATTGAAGCAGAGAAGGAGGCTATATCTATGGGACAATCTAAGCCCATGACAAAACAAGGCTTTGCTGAAAGACGTTCTAAATGATAAAGGAGTTAAAAAATTACATACCAAAAAACGTACTCTCCAATAAAAATAGGGGGCGTAGTTGGCGTTATGGCTACAACAAAAAATATGATGTAGTTGTTATATCTCGCAATGGTCAAATAGGAAACGTAATAGAAATCTCTAACTTTAAAATAGCTTTACCTAAAAAACCAAAAGAGGTTTATTCAAGACATACAAATAAACTAAATCAATATTGGGAAAAAAAAGAACTACCAACTAATTTAGAAAAAATAAAATCTATATTTCAATGGAATGAAATGCCTAACTCTTTTAAAGACCAATATGTAGATTATATTGAAAAAGAATTTGATTATAGAGAAGATGGCTTTTGGTTTCTCAATAGAGGTATACCTACATATATAACCGGTTCTCACTACATGTATCTTCAATGGACTAAAATTGATGTAGGTTCTCCGGATTTTAGAGAAGCAAACAGAGCTTTGTTTATTTATTGGGAAGCTTGCAAAGCAGATAGTAGAAGTTTTGGAATGGTGTATTTAAAAATAAGACGTTCAGGTTTTTCTTTTATGGGTTCAGCTGAGTGTATCAACACAGCTACTTTAGCAAAGGATGCTAGGATAGGCATCTTGTCTAAGACAGGTTCAGATGCTAAGAAGATGTTTACAGACAAGGTTGTTCCTATCAATAGTAGACTACCATTTTTCTTTAAACCTATTATGGATGGTATGGATAAGCCTAAAACAGAATTAGCTTTTAGAATTCCTGCCTCTAAGATTACAAAGAAAAACATGCATGAAGTGTTTGAAGATGATATGGAGGGACTAGATACCACTATTGATTGGAAGAATACTGACGACAACTCTTATGATGGAGAAAAACTATTACTGTTAGTTCACGATGAAAGTGGAAAGTGGGTTAAGCCAAACAACATATTAAATAATTGGAGGGTAACTAAAACTTGTTTACGTTTAGGTAGTAGGGTCATTGGAAAATGCATGATGGGTTCTACATCAAACGCATTAGATAAAGGTGGTAGCAACTTTAAAAAATTATATGAAGACTCTGATGTTAGAACACGAAACGCTAATGGTCAAACCAAAAGCGGTATGTATTCACTTTTCATCCCAATGGAATGGAACATGGAAGGTTTTATAGATAGGTACGGAATGCCTGTACTAGAAAATCCTGCTCATGAAGTTGAAGGAATAGATGGTGAAATGATTTACCAAGGTGCTATTAATTATTGGCAAGCAGAAGTAGACTCCCTAAAGGGAGATGCAGATGCACTAAACGAATACTACAGACAGTTCCCTCGTACTGAGTCTCATGCATTTAGAGATGAAAGTAAGCAATCTATATTTAATCTTACTAAGCTATATCAGCAAATAGATTATAATGATTCTATGATTAAAGAACATCACATAACAAGAGGTAAATTTATATGGGAGAACGGTATAAAAGATTCTAAAGTTATTTGGGTTCCTGATTCTAAAGGTAGGTTCAATATCTCTTGGCTACCATCATCTAATATTCAAAACAATGCTCTTCAAAAAAATGGAAAGAAGTACCCCGGTAATGAACACCTAGGTGCTTTTGGTTGTGATTCATACGATATTAGTGGAGTAGTAGGTGGTGGAGGCTCCAACGGAGCACTACATGGCTTGACTAAGTTTAACATGGATGATGCACCTAGCAATGAATTTTTTCTAGAGTACATAGCTAGACCTCAGACAGCCGAGATATTTTTTGAAGATGTGTTAATGGCTTGTGTTTTTTATGGAATGCCTATATTAGTAGAGAATAACAAACCTAGGTTGTTGTATCATTTTAAGAACAGAGGGTATAGAAAGTATTGCATCAACAGACCTGACAAACAATTTAATAAACTATCTAAGACTGAAAAAGAATTAGGTGGTATCCCCAATACGAGTGAAGGTGTTAAGCAAGCACATGCTTCTGCTATAGAATCATACATAGAAAAATATATAGGATTAGATTTTGAATCTGTTTTTAGACCTGCTGATGAGATGGGAACTATGCCATTCAACAGAACTATAACTGATTGGGCTAAATTTGATATTAACAATAGAACCAAGTATGATGCTAGTATTAGCTCAGGTTTAGCCATAATGGCTTGTCAAAAACACTTATATGTAACTGAAAGAAAAGAGTCAAAAATAAAACTTAACTTTGCAAGGTATACTAATACCGGCATACAAAGCGAAATAATTAGATGAAAGATGTAAAGGTAAATATAAAATCTGCAGCTTTCCCAAGTCAATTTGTATCTGACGCTGAAAAGGAAACTAAAGAGTATGGATTACAAATAGGTCAAGCTATACAATATGAATGGTTTAGAAGAGATGGGTCAGGTTGTAGATTTTACAATCAATTCAGAAACTTCCACCGACTACGTTTATACGCAAGGGGTGAGCAGTCAGTAGCAAAATATAAGAATGAAATAGCAGTAGATGGTGACTTAAGTTATCTAAACTTAGATTGGACTCCTGTACCTGTCATTCCTAAATTTGTAGATATAGTTGTAAATGGGATGTCTGATAGATTATTCAAGGTAAAGGCATATGCTCAAGATGCAATGTCTCAATCTAAAAGGAGTAAGTATCAAGACATGGTAGAAGCACAGATGGTTGCTAAAGACTTCTTAATGGATGTTCAGCAGCAATCAGGATTCGACCCCTTTACTGTAAGCCCTGACCAACTCCCACAAACAGATGAGGAGCTTTCATTATACATGCAAATTAATTACAAGCCTTCAATAGAGATAGCTAATGAAGAAGCTATTAATACTATCTTTGAAGAGAATCATTATATTGATTTAAGAAAAAGATGTGACTATGATATTGCAGTATTAGGAATAGGTATAGCTAAGCATGAATTTTTATTAGGCTCAGGTGTCGAGGTATCTTATGTTGACCCTGCTAACGTTGTTTACAGTTATACAGAAGACCCTCACTTTAAGGATTGTTTCTATTGGGGCGAGGTAAAGACATTACCAATTATTGAATTAATGAAAATAGACCCTGAGTTAACAAATGAAGACTTAGAGGAAATAAGCAAGTACAGTCAAAATTGGTATGACTATTACAATGTTGCTCAGTATTATGAGAACGATATGTTCTATAGAGATACCTGTACTCTTTTGTATTTTAACTATAAGACTACTAAAAAAATAGTATACAAGAAAAAAATTATGGCAACAGGAGGTAGTAAGGTTATCGAAAAGGATGACCAATTCAACCCACCTGTTGAAGTAATGGAAGATGGGAACTTTGAAAAAATTGAAAAGACTATTGACGTGTGGTATGATGGTGTCATGGTTATGGGAACGAACATTGTTTTAAAATGGGAGTTAGCTCAAAACATGGTAAGACCTAAGTCAGCTAGTCAACATGCTATTCCTAATTATGTAGCAGTAGCACCAAGAATGTATAAGGGTTCAATTGAATCGCTTGTTAGAAGGATGATTCCTTTTGCAGACTTAATTCAGATAACACATTTAAAGTTACAACAGGTTATTGCTAGAACAGTTCCTGATGGTGTGTATATTGATGCGGATGGTTTAAATGAAGTGGACCTAGGTACAGGTGGTGCATATAATCCTGAAGATGCTTTAAGGTTATATTTCCAAACAGGTTCTGTTATTGGTAGAAGCTATACTCAAGAAGGAGATTACAACCAAGGTAAAGTTCCTATAAAAGAATTAACTACTAGCTCAGGAGCAGGTAAAACACAAATGCTTATCGCTAACTATAATCATTACCTAGGTATGATTAGACAAGTGACAGGATTAAATGAGGCTAGAGATGCGTCATCCCCTGACCCTAACTCTTTAGTTGGTTTACAAAAGTTAGCAGCATTAAATTCTAACGTAGCAACTAGACACATACTTGATGGTGCACTATATATTTATAGAACATTATCAGAAGCATTAACATATAGAGTTGGAGATATTTTAGAATACTCTGACTTTAAAGACGACTTCATTAATAAGATTGGAAAATATAATGTTAGTATACTAAATGACATATCAGACTTATACATATATGACTTTGGTATATTTATAGATGTTGCACCTGATGAAGAACAAAAAGCTCAGTTAGAGCAAAATATTCAAATGGCATTATCTAAAAACGATATCAATCTAGAAGATGCAATTGACATAAGAGAATTAAAAAACTTAAAGCTTGCCAATCAATTATTAAAACTAAAGCGTAAGCAAAAGCAAGAGCAAGAGCAGAAAATGAAAATGCAGCAACAACAAGCTGCCTCTCAACAGCAAATGCAAATTATGCAAGCTAAGGGTCAAGCTGATATGCAGAAAGCACAAATGGAAATGGAAAGCAAGATGCAGTTGAAGCAGGCTGAGATATCATTTGAGATTGAGAAAATGAACAACGAAGCCAACTTGAAGAAGATGTTGATGGCAGAAGAGTTTAGATACAATCAGCAGCTACATGGTATGACTGAAAATGCATTACAAATGAGAGAGACTGAAAGAGAGACCGCTAAAGGTAAAAGAATATCTCAGCAAAATACTGAGCAATCACAACTTATAAATCAAAGGAAGAATAATCTTCCACCTAAAAATTTCGAATCAAACGAAGATAGCTTAGATGGGTTTGACCTAGCAGAGTTCGACCCAAGATAGTAAATAATTTGAACGAAAAATATTTATTAACTTTGTTAAAAATTAAATCAAATGGAAATTAAAGTAAAAGACCTTGGGTCTATAGATGAAAAATCTATGGCTCAAAAAGAAGAAGCAGTTTTAGATAAAGCCGCTAACAACACAGAGACAGCTGAACAGACTGAAACACCTGTAGTTTCTCAAGAGGGAACTGCTCAAGTTACACCGCCTGCAGAAGCTACTCAAGAGAGTGCTACTCAAACTTCAGAGTTAAAAGAGGAGGACGTTCTTTCATTTATTAAGAACAGATACAATAAAGATGTTGCATCAGTTGATGATTTGTTTGCCACTAAAGAAGCAAACGCAGAGATTCCTGAAGACGTTGCAGCATATTTAGAGTACAGAAAAAAAACAGGACGTAGTTTCGCAGACTATTCAAAGTTGAATAGAGACTTTGGAGCTATGGACGAAAAGCAACTTCTTAGAGAATACTATTCCGCAACAGAAGATTCATTAGATGCTGAAGACATTGATTATATGATGGATGACTTTAGTTATGATGCAGACATTGATGAGGAAAATGTAATTAAGAAAAAGAAAGTAGCTTTTAAAAAAGAGATTGGTAAAGCCAAAAAGTTTTTCAATTCGCAAAAAGAGATGTACAAAGAGCCACTTGAGTCAAGTACGGCATCTTTTTCTCAGGAGCAAAAAGAACAACTCGAAGCTTACAATACATATGTGAAGGATGCTAATACATTCGATGAAGAAGCAAAAAGAAAAAGAGATTGGTTTTTAAATAAGACCGATGAAGTTTTCCACAACGAGTTCAAAGGTTTTGACTTTAAAATTGGGGAAGATAAAACAGTAACTTTTTTGCCTACAAAGAATGTGGATGAAATTAAACGCTTGAATTCTGATTCATCAAACTTATTTAAAAGGTTTATTGATGAAGAAACAGGTTTAGTGTCTGACGCACAAGGGTACCACAGAGCAGTTTCGGTTGCTCAAAATCCTGAAAGGTTTGCTAAGTTCTTTTATGAACAGGGTCAAGCTGATGCAACAACAGACGTAACAAAGAAAATGAAAAATGTTAATATGTCTACGAGGAATGCTCCTCAAGTTACAAAGAAGGATGGTATGACAATTAGAGCAATCAACCCAAGTGAGGGGAGAGGACTCAAAATTAGAAGTAATAAAAATAATTAACAATTAAAATTTTAAAAAAATGGCAGGAGCTTTAAACGCAACTCCGGGATTTTCATTACAGCCAAGTGCTCAGAAAGTTCCATTGGAGTCAAATTACATTACTAACTTTGATTTCTTAAATCAGTATCTTCCTGATACATACGAGAAAGAATTTGAAAGATATGGTAATCGTACACTTAGTTCATTCCTAAGAATGGTAGGAGCTGAGATGCCTTCTAATTCTGACCTTATCAAATGGGCAGAACAAGGAAGGTTACATATTAAATATACAGATGTTGGAACAGCAGCAGCAGGAGGAGCTAACGTAGCAACATTCCAAATCAATGATTCAGCTATAGGTGCAAACCCTGTAGGTACTGTAATCACAGGAAGCAATCCTTTTGATGCACAAGGTGCACCGGCTCTTAGAGTTGGTCAAACTGTTGTGATTAATCAAAATAATGGTGGTGGTGAGAACAAAGGTATTATTACAGACGTAGCAGTTGGTGGTAACATCTTACAATTCTCAGTAGCTTTTTATGAGGCAGCAGGTTTAGTAGCAGCAGGAACAGGACTTGGTAACGGGGATGTAACTGTATTTATCTATGGTTCTGAGTTCCAAAAAGGAACAGCAGGAATGGATGGTTCATTAGAATCTGATGACTACATCTTTGAAAACAATCCAATTATCTTAAAAGATACGTATCTAGTAAATGGTTCTGATATGGCTCAGATAGGATGGATTGAAATCACAACAGAAGATGGTGCTTCAGGTTACTTATGGTATTTGAAGTCTGAGCACGAAACTCGTTTACGTTTCGATGATTACTTAGAGACAGCAATGATTGAAGCAGTACCTGCAGAGGCAGCTTCAGGAGCAACAGCTGCAGGTTACGTTGGTTCAGAAGGTGTATTCCACGCTGTAGGAACAAGAGGTAACTTATGGGGCGGTGGAAACCCTGATGCTTTAGCTGACTTTGATGCAGTAATTGACAGACTAGACAAGCAAGGTTCTATTGAAGAGAACGTAATCTTTGTTAACAGACAGTTCGGATTCGATATTGATGACATGTTAGCAGCACAAAACTCTTACGGAGCAGGTGGTTCATCTTATGGATTATTTGACAACGATGAGGAGATGGCTCTTAACTTAGGATTCACAGGATTCCGTAGAGGTTATGATTTCTACAAATCTGATTGGAAGTACCTAAACGACCCAACAATGCGTGGTGGTTTAACAAACAATCCTGTAGTTGCAGGTTCAGGTGCTATCACAGGTTTATTAGTACCGGCAGGTTCTACTAGTGTTTACGACCAAGTTATGGGTAAAAATGCTAAGCGTCCTTTCCTTCATGTACGTTACAGAGCTTCAGAAACTGAAGACAGACGTTACAAGACTTGGATTACAGGTTCAGCAGGTGGAGCAGCAACCACAGACATTGATGAGATGAGAGTAAACTTCTTATCAGAAAGATGTGTTTGTGTTATGGGTGCAAACAACTTTGTATTATTCGAAGAGTAGTAATAGGTAGTAATATTTACCCTCGTCATAATGGCGAGGGTAATTATTTTTTTTTAAATCAAATTAAATTTTTATTATAATGAAAACAAAAACAGAAATTAAGTCACGAGTATATCGTTTGACTAGAGGCATGGCTCCATTAAGTTTCATGCTTCCTTCCAAGAGTTCAAAGCGTAGACCATTACTTTACTTCGATGAAGAAACAGGTCAGAACAGAGAAATTAGATACGCAACAAATCAGATGAGTCCTTTTAAAGATGAGCAAGATGGTAACTCAATTGTTACTCCTGTTATATTTGAGTCAGGATTACTTAGAGTTCCAAAACAAAACCAAGCTTTACAAAAATTCTTAGC